TGGTGCGACTCGTCCCAGTCCTCCTCGTAATCCATGACGATTTGGGTTTCGTCGGTCTCCATATCAGTCAGCTGCATTGAGAACGGCATTCTGGCCTCCTTTGTTGCGAGCACGTTCAAGGTAATCAGCGAGGCGCCGCAGCGTGTCCGGGTCATCGCCGACTAACCCACTGGCGCGGTTACATGAACTGCACAAGATGCCCCGCACATCGCTGGTGACATGATCGTGGTCAACGTGCATGGAACAGGGCTTGCCGCTGAGATGGTGCAGGTGGCGTCGGTCCCGCTGACAGCCGGCACAAACGCCCCCTTGCGCGGCGAGGAGCGCCTCGGCCTCCTCGATGGTCATGCCGTACTTGCGGTTGAGGGTCCAAGCCCGGTCGTAGTCGGGATCGTCTCGGCGAATCGGTGACGCGTGGCTCGCGCCCACCGGCGCCTGCCAGATCACGTTGTCCTTCGAATAGGGCAGATTCCCGTCGCGCCGCTTCAGCTTGTGATTCGGGCCGGGTCGTTCGCCGACGTCGGCCAGGAAGCCCTCGAAGGTCGCCCAGGCGACGGGGTAGTCACCAGGGTTCCGGCTCCGCACGGTGATCCAGGTCCCGTACTCGTAGCCGCGGCTGTGCTTGTAGTGCTTCTGGCAGAGGTTCTTGGCGAGAGCCGGCTTACCGCACCCCTCGACCGAACAGACGCCCGTGTTGCGGACGTTCTTGCGGGCGACCGAGCCGTTCCGGCGCTCGCGGTAGTAGCAGGCCTGGCACATGCCACGGGCGAAGACACGTTCGTTGGGGCAGAACAGGCAGGGCATCTCTCACCTCAATGGTGAAAAGAATGCCCAAACCCACCCAGCAAGTCAACAAAGAAACGCCAATACGGCGTCTCAGTTATTGATCCGGCGTCTCACACACCGGGCGTTGCGAACGCGCCGCGCCAATCGGCCCAAAAAGCTGAATAACGCTCATAACAGGCAGCTTTCGCGTTCTTCGTATCAAAATCATTGTCTTGGTCGAAAGAAAGCTTATCCCTCTCAAAATACTGTATCGCCCGTGGGATGTTGGTGCGGACGAACCAAGCCGTTGCCGAGGTGAAGTAGTGGTTCACCTTGATGCCCTTGGGGAAGGCTCCGGTGGCTCGCAGGACGTTGATGTTGTTGTTGGCGGTGTCGGACTGGAGGATTGAGTGGAGGATGCGGTTTCCCTCGAACCAGAGCTGGGTTGGGAGGTGGAGACTTTGCGGCAGGGCGGAGATTTTCAGGCCGCGGTTGTTGGTGGTCTGCATGATCTGGATGCAGAGGTCTTCGACCGAGGCTTCGGAGAGATCGGCGGCGGTGGTCAGCAGGTTCGACTGGTTGCCCGAGAGGGTGGGGTGGGCGGTCGAGAACAGGCTGACGCCGTCGGCGCCGGTGTATGAGCCGGAGAAGCCGTTGTTGTAGGTCGAGGCGAGGATGTTCTCCTTGGTCTGGCGCATGCTGAAGGCGAGCTGCTGCGCGCGGCGCTTGGAGACGACTTCGTACAGATCGTCGCGAAGTTCCTCGAAAGTGACGATGTAACCGAGGGCGTAGGCGACGTGGGTGAAGCGGCTGACCGGACCCTGGACCTCGATGTCGTAGAAGATCTGGGCGCCCTGCGGCTTGACCGGCGCCAGGCCGAAGCCGGTGATCTCGACTTCCTCCTCGTACGCCTTGTCCGACGTGTCCATCTCGAACAGGTCGGGATACTCGGGCATGTGCTCGTCGTAGCTGCGCCCAAACCACGCTTTGATCCCCGGCCAGAGTGCCTTTGGATGCGTGCCGGTAGTGATGACGGCCATGTCACTCGCTCCTTACGTGTAGGCGCAGGCAGACAAAGCAAGGCCACTGCTGGGACCAGCGGTTGTCACCGAACCGGGGTTGAGGGATACTGAGGGCAGGCGGGAGAGGCGGTGCAAACGCCCCTCCGGCCCTGACCAAAGGATGCGTTGGAGCGCACACCCATGGCTGAGCCGGACGGTACCCCCGCCATCATTTCGCGTCGAGACGCCAAGGCTGCTGGCCTGACGCATTACTTCACTGGCAAACCGTGCCGGCGCGGACACGCGGCTCGGCGCTTGGTTTCCTCTACGGAATGCGCGATCTGCCAGCATGCTCGCCGCGCGGCTGCGTATTGGGCTGATCCCGCGGGCGCCCGCGCGAGTCGAAAGGCCTATTACTGGGCGGACCACGGCCGATCCCTCGCGGCGAACTGCGCCTACGCAGCCGCCAACCTCGAGAAACTGCTCGCGAAGAACCGGCGCTACCGCCAGATGTACCCCGCCAAGCGTCGCGCGCTGGACGTCGCCGCCGCCGCGCGCCGACGGGCGAGAGAGAGGGGCGCCCCAGGCTCCTTCTCGCCGGCAGATGTCGCCCGGCTGCACCGATTGCAGCGTGGTCGCTGTGCCGAGTGCCGTCGGCCGCTGCGGCGCGGCCATCACGTCGATCATATCCAGCCGCTTTCGCGCGGCGGCTCGAATCACCCACGGAACCTGCAACTGCTCTGCCGACGCTGCAACCAGGCCAAGCGCGACCACACGCCTCTTGAATGGGCGCGGCGGCGCGGCCGACTGCTGTAGGAGAGCCACGACCTAAATCCCCGTCGTTTGCGTCCACGGGTGGTTGTTGATGAAGCCGAGCCAGCGCGCATTCGTGCCCTGTGCGTTGTCGCTCTCCTGGAGCAGCTGGATCAGCCGGAACTGGAGGGCAGTCGTGTTCAACGAGCTCGACTGCAGCTGCCAGCCGGACTGACTGGTGACGGTCGAACCGGCGCCGGCGACGAGCGAGACGTTGCGGCCGGCGGCCCCCGAGGCGAGCGCGCCGCCGACTGAGTCCTCCTGGCCGATGTAGAGCAGGGTCGGATCGTCCGCGACGTAGATGTACGCCGCGGTGCTGGCCGGCAGGTATGGCGTGGCGCTCTGCAGCAGCGGAATGGTGGTCTGACCGGCATTGTTCGAGATGCCCTGGAAACTGCCGAGGATGGCGTACGTCAGGGAGATGCCCGAGGTGCTGCCGGCCGTGGCGATCTCCACGGTCTGGACGCCGTTGCCGTCACCGCTGTTGGTGATGAGGACAACCGGGTCACCGAAATAGAGGGCGGTGGCGTTGCCGACGGGGACGTAATAGGTGCGGACCGCGCCATTGTAGGGGGCTCCGCTGCGGTACGCGTACGGGCGGATCCCGAACGGTGCATTCGTGTTGGCCATCGCGGCGCACCCCCAGCATGTGGGTCACAGAAGCCGGCCCGGATGGGCTCGGCAGTTCAGGCTGCGATTTGGTCTGCTGGACCTCGCCGACGCTGGCGTGCTGGGGCGCCCGGCGGTCTGGGGAGGGACGCTATGCTGAGCGGCCGGTCCCGAACTTGATGCTGATGCCCCCCTTGGAGCTACCAGCATAGCGGTGGTCGTCTGCCCCGGGGCCATACTGACCAGATTTGATCTGGTTCAGATCGTGGTCCCGCTGGTCCTGAGCGACCTGCATATCCTGCCAATACCACTCGATGGGGATTTCCATCAAGTAGCCCTTCATGTCGCGGCCGCCGCGGTCGGTTCCGACGATGCGGCAGGCCGCCGATCCGGTGTCGGGGTCGATGACGTGCTCGTACCCGGCACGCTTGGCCAGGCCGATTCGCCCCGCCGTGTCGTTGAACCAGTAGCGCCGGAAGCCAGGACGTGGCGCCCAGTAGAGCCGCTGGTGCGCGTTGCCGAACGGGACGCGCTCGCGGGCTGTCATGGCCTGACGAAGTTGCGGCTTGGCGAGACCGGGAGGCACCTCGGTGCCTGGCTCCATGCCGCGGATCGCTGCGGGGTCGACCCGCTCACCGAAGATCGGTTCGTCGGCGCCGCGCTCGCGGTGCTTGTTGCTGAGACCGGTCAGCGAGATGCCGGCGGCCGCGGCCTGCGCGGCGCGCTGCTGGTCGGCGCCTTCCTGGCTCAGTGCGTCACGGATGGACATCTCAGGCGTCCTCGAACTGTGACCAATAGTTGGCTGCCCATTCGGCCTCGGTCAATGGCTTGACGCGGCCGCCTTCCTCGACCTTGCGGCCGATCATCTCCTTGTACCGGGCGAACTGCTGCTTCGACTCGCGCGGCATGCTGGCGAAGTCGCGGCGGTTGCGCTGGCCCTGCGGCCGGCCGGCGCCCCCACTGTTCGGGGTTTCGACCGCTGGCGGGGCAGCGTCGTCGTCTTCCTCGTCACCGGCCATAGCCGCGCGCCCCCCCCCTTTTGGGGCGGCGAACTTGTCCGGGAAGGTCCGCTTGATCGTGTTCTCGACCTGCACGAGATGGTCCGCGACCGAGAGGCTGGCCGTGGCCGGGTTTGCCCGGAGCGCCGAGCTGACACCGTTGGCCGCAGCCGCAAGGTCGGCATCGCTGAAGAACCACGGGTTCCGGCTCGACCAGGCGGCGATCTCGGGGTCGAGTTGCTGCGTGGTGGGCTGCGCGGCGGCCGTCGGCTTCGGCGTCTCGACCTTGGCCGGAGGCTTTCCGGCATCGAGCTCCTGCACCTCGGTGTCGAGCTGCCGGACGCGCGCGACATCGCCCTCGGTGATCGCCTTGTCGCGCTCGGCGGTCAATTCGCGGCGGGCACGGTCGTACGCGCGCTGCTCGACGGTCCGGAACCGCTCGGTGAGCGTGCCGACCATGCCGGTCGCCTCGGAAAGCTGGGCCTTGAGCTCCTGCGTCGTGGTGCGATGCGTGGTTTCAAGCGTCCGGTAGCGGTCGCTCAGCACGCGGAAATTGTTGGCCAGGATCGCCGGGTTCGCCGCCGATGCCATGAACTGGTCGGCTGGGCGCCACTTGTCGGGCGGCCCGCGGAACTCGGCCTGGGGCTTCCACCCGAGCGCGCGCGCAGAAGCCTCAACCTCCTCTGCGGTCAGACCTTCGATTGCGGCGTGAGGCGCGGCGCCATTGGCACCGGATTGCTGCGTCTCGGACACTCGTTAAGCCCTCGCCCGTCGCACCACCTGGTCGGCCTCCCCCTCGGCCGCGATGAGTGCCATCGCCTCTTTGTCTTCCATGCCCGCGATCGTGCGGTCCTGCATGATCCGGTACAGCTTGCCGTCGAGCCCGGTGTGTTCCTGGCCGGCGTAGCGTTCGAACCAGATGCGGTCGCCCGCCTTGGGCCGCTCGCCTTCCCACTTCACCAGCCGGTCCTTGTCGTAGGCGAACGCCTGGGGGCCGACGGCGATGATGATGCCCGTGGTCGAGCCGAGCGTGCCGGTTTCCTGCGCCTGCTCGGTGGTGACGATGCCGCCCGGCGTGACGTCGGCAATCTCGTCGACCATCACCAGCACGAAGTCGCACAGCGGCTTGAGGCCGGCGCGGTTCACGCCGTCCCACTTTGCCTGCTTGAAGGTGCCGCGGTTGGTGGTGAGGAAGCGCTCCTGCATCAGCCTTGGTCCTCGAGTACGTCGATGATTTTCCCGTCCGGTCCCTTGGCCGATACCAGCAGGCGGCACCAGACGGTGTGAAGCTCCACAGAGAGGCTGTCCCGCAGCCGCTGGTCCTGCATCGCCTCGGCCTGATTCACGGCCACGAAATTCTGCGTCACCAGTTCCGGCCTCTCGCGCCAGTAGAGCTGCTTGCCAAGCCGGCGCGCGAATAGCGTCACCGTGTCGAGCCAGTACTCGACCGCTTGGTCCTCATCAGCCCACCAGATTTGGACCGGATAGCCCTCGGATTTCGTCCCGGCGCTGGTCAGCGTGACGTACCGCTCGCCAGTCGGCGCCCGCCTCATGTCCTTGGCGCCATGGTCGTTGACCGGATACCCGACCGCCTCGTGCACGGTCATCTGCGACTCGAAGGCGGCGACGGCTTCCTCGAGGGTCACTGACGACCCTCCGATAGCGGGCGCGGGCCGGCGTCGTCAGGGCGCCCGGACTCTGGTTCGACCCCGATCCAGTCCAGCACGTCCTGCACTGCGCCCCGAGCAGCGGACGCCGTGCATCCGAACCGATGCTGCACGGCTTCCGCCATTTTGGCGAACGTCTCATCCTCGACCGTGATGGCCATGCCGAGTTGGACGGTCGGGGCTTCTGCGAGGGTCATTCTGGCTCATCCTGCAGTCCCCAGAAGTACCGCAGCGTGCCGACGGTGATCTGCTCAAGGTCTCTGGCCATCAGGATTTGCCCGCGCACGACCTGCTGCACCGCAAGGTCCGCATGACCGCCCAGCCAGGCGTTAAGGACCTCTCGCTCCCGGCTGGCCCGCCATGCTGGCAGATAGTCCTGCAAGAGCAGCCGGGTTACCGGGTGGTGGCGCCATGCCTGGAATTGCTGGGGGCTGAGCTCCGCCAGGAGCGGGGGAACCGCCCTCTCCGGTGTCACTGCCTGCGCTGCTGGCTGCGGCTGCGTCGTACTCAAGTTTGAGCCTTTCGAGGTGCTGCTCGACCCATCCAAGCTGTGCATCATTGTCCAGCTTTCTCGCTTGCGCAAGGAACAGCTCGGCCTGGGCGATGTCCTTGATCATGGTCACGCTGTCGTGGCGCTTCCGCAGGAATGCCTCGGCGTGCTCGTGCGCTTCGCGGATGTCGAGTTCGCGGCCCTTCAAGGCGACTTTCGGGTCCTGCGGCGGCTGCTGGGCAAGGAACCCCTCGGCGTCGGGGATCAGCGCGGCATCGAGGATGGCCATCCTGATCTTACGGCCGTCAAACAGCGGGTCGTCCTTGAACTGCATCAGGAACTGCGCCCGGCCGAGGCGCTGCATGTCGGTGACCATCTGCGGGTCGCTGACCGGGGCGACCCCTGCCGATTTTGCATAGTCGTCCCGGGTGATCGACTTCCACTCGTCGCCGTCCATCCAGCCGCCCTCGAGCGGCAGATAGAGCCGATTCAGCCGGAACAGCTTGCGGAACTCGTACCCCAGCGACCGCAGAATCCGTTTGTGGATGGCCGAATAGACCTTCAGCCCCTGCTCGATCACGGCCAGCGTGGTGATGCCCGAGGTGTTGTCCCCTGGCATGTCGCCGACCATGACATCCTTGACCGCGGCGATCTCTTTGCCGGCTTC